TTATAGTACTATCTTCATCAGATGAAAAACCACTTATATCCCGTCCATAAAAAGTTGTACCATTAGGAGCTTTTGCTTTAATCATTGCTACTACCGTTGTTCAATTTGAAAAAGTTAATGTAGGTGAATCTATACCACTTGTTATCGTAGTTCAAACAGGTAATCGTACAAAATCAGTCGAAGTTTCTCCATATTCTGCAGATTCTCAACCAGTCTTAAATTTAACCTCTATTGTCCCTTTTTCTAAAATACTACATACACTCAAATAATTTGGATACATATTCAATAATTGGTCTCAATAACTATCTCTTACAGAGACTTTATCGTTTGGTAGGACCTTTAATTTTTGTCAGTCGATATCTATTGTGATACCATTTTCTGATACGTTTTTTAAAATCATTCTCGATATAATTTACTATGTAAAATTAATATCCTGTCGAATTTCCATTCAACAATAATATTTCAATTGTAGCACTTGTTACATTATCGTATTGTGCAGTGAATCACATAGTTTGCTTTACGATTCAGTTATTATCGTCTGATTTTGCTCGTTCTTTCATTCAAACTTTCATACAATCGATGTATATTGCAGGATATACTCCTGTTGCTAACGCGTCGACATTATGATTTTCAGCGTAAAATCTCAATGCTTTTTTCTCTGAATTTATCACATAGTCACGTAACGTTGTATCAGAATACAATGCCTCAAAATCTCATTCTACTCATAATTGCTGATTGTGGAATTCGCTCACGTCATCGTCTCCAAAACATTGCAAATCAACCAAATTTTTATTTATAGTCAATCTGAAATTTTGCATACATTGTTCTGTTGCAGTATTTAATCACGTTTCATTTGCAGCAAATTTTACACCTGCCATACTTGCAAGGAATGGTGCGTCGTCTGTATATACAGGATTGTTTCCTGTACTATCTTGCATTTTCTTTCACATAAATTCAGCACTGAATTTTACGTAATCAGCAACTTCACAAGATACTTCAAACGAATTAATCATTGAATAAGGTGCTTTTGCTCACGCAACAGGGTCGTCATCATACAAAGTAAAACTTGGGTGGTTGTTATCATTCTTTCTTTCAAAGAAATGTGCGTTTACTCAATTTACAGCAGTCGCTGTCATTGTTCGAGTTCCATTTGTAATACTTCAACTTGTCGATTTATCAAAAAAGTAATAATCTGTACTACCAATTTTAATAATTTTTTTCAATATTGCACCGTTTCAAGTCAAAACGTCTCATCTTACAGGTGTTCAACCACTTGGCGTTCCTGTTACACAATATAATTTTGTGTATTTTCATAACGCACCTAATAACAAATATCCAATAAAATCGTCACGCATAATTCCTGTTAGTGTTATTTGTGAGAAATTCTTAGTAGTATAACTTTCGTAAATTTCATCAATAACACCATATCACGAACTATCTACTGCCTCCTCAAACGATGGATTCAAAATTCAACCCTCTTTTGGTATCCATACTTGTGCCGCAACAGCCGTACCTGCTGTTGTTTCTTTTCATAGTCATATTGCTGACTTTCTACCTATAAAAGCATTACTCATTTCGAATTTTTTTATAAACTAAATAGACTTGTTTTTATATTCTGTAATCATTTTGATTTTTTCCTCCGCCTCTTCCAAAGATTTTGCTAACACGCTCAATCATAATTTTGGAAAAGCAAACCTTTTTTCTCATTCTTTTTTTACCTCTGTAATAGACTCATCTATTACGACATTACATTCTCCTTTTTTGCATTTACTTACCATTGGAATTATTTTAATAATGTAAATTTATTTCGATATTGCAGTAAACCTACAATTTACTGTAAATATTCTCATAGGCTCTTGCGTATCTGTAAATCACCATTGAAAATCAAACTCACAACTTACAGTGTATCAATCGTCGTTAGTCCAACGAATAGTCGATATTTCTTTTAATTTCGACATCATTATATCTGCAATTTCACGCATATTATCCTCGACGTCTGCGTATCAATCATAGAGCCTGTCTATTAAATAAACGTTGTAATTTATTTTTGATTGATAGCAACAAGTATCCAAATATCCACTCGTACCATTTGTCGGAGTAACGATTATTGCAGGTAAACTAATTCATCATTCAATTTTTACATCGTGATTAAATACCTCACCTACACGTAAATTTGTGTTCTTAATTTCCAACATTTTGTTGTATAATGCCAATCATATCTCTTTGAAAGAATATGTTATTGTTTCTGTCATTATCATAAATTAGATTTTAAAGTGCTTTCAACAATACGTGTTATATTTCATTGATTCTCTGTTCGTCATCTCGCCATATAGTATTTCGTTTGTGGATGTAAATTGTTTTCAAATTCTCTCCTTGCTGCATATTGCAACGGACTTCATACTATAATTACTCATTTCATTATCCAATTGTAATTTAACGAGATAGACCTCCTCAAACTTCACGTATCGACAGGGGCTAATTGCTTTGACGTGTTCGATACAGTCATTCATACTTTTGCCAACAGTACCTGTATTCGTGCGTCAACATTTTCCCTTAATCATATTATTTTGTCTATATCTCCTTTTATGTACATTATACTCAATCACTTTTAGATATAAAAGCCTTTGTCAACTTTTTGATTAATCAATCTCGCCTTTGTACCTCTCAAACAATGTATGGAACTCAATCTATTACAACCTTTTGTCACGTTTCGAGTATATCGTCAGTATACAATTTCATCTGTGTAAACATTGTTCCTCAATCTACTCAATCTTTTAGTCACAATGGTTGTACAGCACATTTTATTGTTTTCAAAATACTGTACGAAGATATTTTCGTCGTTGTATTTCTCGAATATCAATATACTGTTGCCGTTTTATTGTATAATATTCCAAACATTGTTTTTATGGTAAATTAAAGTTTTTATATCTATTAAGCAATACTGTAAACGAGAAGAAAACTTCGTCAGCACTTTTTCAATTTACTTCTCAAAATGTTATTGATTCGTCTCCTAAATGGTAACTTTGTATTCATTCATTTCCTCTTGTATTTCGCATTCCACTAACCAACATCATCTGCATTAGTTTTATATCGTCTGGTAATTCGTCAGTTCCGTTATTGTTCCTGTTGTATCACGCTGTATAAGTTATTGAATACGTGTCAAAATCGGAATTTAAAGCAAAACTCTTGAACATTATTTTCCTATCATATATTACCATATAATCTTGTCATTTGACTCAACTATACGTAACATCATTTATCTTATCGATAGAATGTACAGGTTTATTAGTCAAGTATATTCGATAATATCTCCAATCAGTGTATATTTTACGTGACTCAATAAGCTCTGTTGTTTGTGTTTGATTCAACGTGTCTACTCAAATCAAGTGATTTAACGTGTAATACGCAGAATTTAACAAATCTGTCAAAAGCGAGTCTTTGCTCGTATCACTTGACGTTATTCATAAATAATCTTTCAACTCACTTAATGTAGCATAATTCTGTATCTGGTTAGACATCGTTTCAATATTTTAGTATTGTAAATTTTTATAGTTTTGATTTTATCCATTCAACATCGTTTCTTTTATTTACAGGAACTTGTGCGTTGTATTTATCAAAATATGCCTCTCTCAATAATTCAATTTCTGTTTTTTCTCATTCTCAATCTGCGTTTTCAGATTCGTCTGTTTCCTCTGTATTTTCAGTGTTTTCTTCGTTTTCTGTTTGTTCGTTATTTTCAACGTTTTCTGTATTTTCTGTTTCTTCTGTATTTTCGACATTTTCAACGTTTTCCTCATTTTCAACATTTTCAGGATTTTCTATGTTTTCAACATCGTCAACATTTTCAGTATTTTCGTCTGTTTCGTTTGATTCATCATTATTTTCTGTTTCCTCATTTTCAATAACTTCATTTTCCAATTCGTCTGACTCAACAGTATTAGAAACTATCTCAAATATATATCCGTACATTCTCAATAATTGAGTAGCCTCTTTTTCAGTTGTTATAAATTCCTCTCACGCTCAAACATTTTTTTTACCGTCCTTTGTAAGAACCCTCACATCATTTTCAGAGACATTCTTTACCTTTACATAATTTGTTATTGTCAATCACATTGTTTTTAATTACGTGTTAAAAGTAAATCGAGAGGGGTACAAATTGTACCCTACTCGACTATATAAGAACTATAATGTAACATTGATTCAAGCAGCAACTGTTTTTCCTAAATTAGCACAATTATTTGCTATTGCGAATCAGAATTCGAAAGTTGCAACTAAATCTACTCATTTACCAGGTACTTTGAAAGCGTCAACTTCTAATGGTTGTCCGAATCCATATTGTACAGCAGGTTTATAGATAAGTCCAAAACTTCCTGTTGTATTATTTCAAGCAGTATTTGATACTGTTCCGTTTGACTTTGCTTTTGCAGGTCGGTCTCTTGCTGTGATTATATCGATTCAGAATACTTTTGCCAAAACTCCTGATTTGATTGTTGCGTCAGGTCCGAATTTCTCCATAGTCAATACTTCTGATAATAATAATGCTTTGTTATAAACATTTGCAGGAAGTATAAACAATAAGTTATCCAAATCTGATTGGTATCATTCTCATAATACTGATAATACATCGATGAAGTCTCCACTTGTTAAAGCACCAACACTAACTGTTTGAGAATTATTGATTGCTAATTCTCTGATTCAGTGGTCGTTTTGTAGGTAGTAAATTCAAGTTGTAGGTGTACTATCTACTAAGTTAACATTCCCACTTGAACCTGTTTCTGCGTCTCCATTGATTATTACAGCGTCAATTGTTCTTGCAGCAGCCCTATTTATTCTTTCGCGAATTATTGACTCCAATTGTGCAGGTCAGTAATTTAATTCTCTTTTTGACAAAGATACTGTTGTAATAAATTGTCATTGAGTAATTGTAACTTCTCCTGTATGTGGTCAATTATTTGCAGGTGTTACGAATCAACCTTGTCAAGTAGTCCATTCAGTATTTCCACCAAATACATCTGCCTCTCATATTACAGGAACTTTTGCACTAATAGGCAAAGCGTTTCCGTGATTTCAAGGTAATAATGGTAATAATCTTGAATATGTAGGAACTAAGTCAAGCATAGGGTCTAACATAACGTTTGTTGGTATCAATTCTGTACCAAAAGCAGTAGCACCTGTATTCATTACTTCATTTGCCTTTGTTTCAACATCTTCTGCATCTTTAACTTCGATGTTTTCTACGTATGATTTTTCATCGAAATTTTTGTCTACAAGTTTCTTTGCAGAAACGATTAAATCTAATACTTTTTTATTCATTCTCGAATAGTTTAAAAATTAAATATTTTTGACTAATTTTACAACATCAGAGTACATACTCTTATTTTGCTTTTCAGCTTTGTAGTACGCAACTCATTTTTTTTGCACCGTATTAGTCAAAACGGTATCAATGTCAGATATGTATTCTGCACATTTCAACAAGGCGTCTTGCGTTGCTTTTAATTCTCATTTTAAAGTTGCAATTTCCTCGTCTTTTTGACTAATAAGATTTTTTACATCTCCAAGTAATTTCTCATTATTAGCCTTTGTTTCAGACTCGATAAACGCTTTAATTGACTTTCTCGACATTTCTTTGAGGTTTACGTTCTTATCGACTTTTTCGTCTGTTGTGGTTTCAACAACATTTTCAGATGAATCGTCTTTCTCATTCGTGTCTTGTTCGTCTATTTCAGGTTGTTCGTCTGCTCATTCGTCAACAGTTTCTTCAACTGTTTCGTTTGATTCAACGTTTTCTTCTTTTACTTCTTCCTCTGTTTGTTCGTTTGTCTCGTTTTTATTTTCGTCAATCATTTCGTCCATTTCTTCAACAGATGTTGTACATTCTTCTGTACAATCTCATTCTGTTTCAGTTTCGTCAACTTCTTTTGTTTCCTCTGTTTCGATTGTCTCATCTGTTACAGTCTCCTCTGTTTCAGGTTCGTCAACTCTTTCCTCATCTGTAACATTTACATTTTCGTCAACAATTTCCTTTTCTTCTGTCTCAACTGCTTCAGTGTTTTCTGTTTCAACATTTTCAACATCGTTATTTTCAGGTTGTTCTGTTTCAACATTTTCAGCAACTTCCTCTGTTGCGTCTCATTCGTCAACTTCTTCCTGTTCAAAACAATTTGACATAGATTTAACTAATGCGTATGGATTCATTGGAACACTTACGATTGATATTTCGTATAATTCCAAATCTTTAATTACACATTCTCCTCAAATATAGGCTCATTCAGAATCATAGACATCTCTATCCTCGAAATCTTTAATTCTGTATCATATCGAAAAACATCTCAATACTCCATTTTTTAATTTCGAGAATACTCAATCTTCGTCTTCTGAAATTTTTGCTTTAATAAATAATCATTTATCATCTATTACAGCGTCTGTCACGATTCAAATAGGTTTATCCATATCGTGTTGCAAAAGTACAATAGGATTCGTCATATACGTTTCCATTGCACTCTTAAAAGCTTCAGGCTCAACAATATCGTTACCTCTATCCTTGTTTTTTGTAGAGGCGTATCATTCTACCTCGATTGACACAGCACCATTTTCATCTGTTATTTCTTTAACAGACTTCGCTTTTATTTGAAAAGCGTCTGTGTCTTTAATCATTTTACTTTTGAATTTCTTCATTACTAATATTTATAAAATAAATCGTTATATATTTGGGTTGAAGTCTCTATCTCCTACTTGGTATAACATCGTACATCTACAATTTACTCATTCAGGACATATTTTCTGTCATACGCTCGGATACTCAAAGTCCAAATCTACCCGTCATTCCATTTCACATTCCATATGTGCCTCACGTACTTTCGAATCGTCACACGTCTGTCGTTTCTTTTTAATTGGTATTCATACACTATTTAACAATTTCACAGGTTGGTAGTTTCAATATTCATACGCTTTTCATATTTCAGTTACAGCAATCGTTTTTGCTCTTGGTAGTCAAAATAATTTTTTGTTTATTTTCTCGATTTGTTCCGATAGCGTCGTATAGTCTCGTCCATTATCATATCATTGCTTAATAGTGTTTATTACCTCTCGTTTCGTCGTATAACTTATTGCTCACTTGTACGTACTCATATTTAACTCTCCTCGCATATTAGCATAATCAGTTCATAATTCAGGATAATACGTGAATCAATTTTCTGCAAGTTTACTCTCTAATAATCTGTACGTTTTTTTATATCATTTCTCCACTGCTTTTATTATTGGTGTCTTTAACTCCTCAATCATATCGTACAATCACATAGCCGTCCATAATCATTCAAGCACTTCTCAATTATTCATTATATATTGCCAATCAACTTTTTTATACAAATCGACTTTAACATTCTGTAATTGATTAAAACATAGTTCCACGTTATATTGATAATTCTCGTACAAATCTTTCAAATTTACCATTAAGACCTTTTTCTGCTTTTTAAACGATTTTTGACATATTGTTGACGCTTTCACTTCGTTCGTTAGTATTCTCCTATAATTCACTGGTAGGCTCATTAATTACTCGTTACTTGGTAAAACAGGGTCTAACGCAATATCTTCCAATAAAACTGCTCATCTCGATGTAATATGTTTGTCACAATTAGGCTCTTTGCTTGGTGGTAATCATCTGTCAATCCTTACTTCATTTATCGTTAATATTCATCTATCTATATCGGCTCTTTGTCATTCGTATCGTTCGTTTGTTTCCTCTAATTGCTCTCCGTCACATTTTAATACATACTTATCATATTTTTTTGGTAAAAATTGATTGATAAGTGTGTTTATAATATTCTCAAAATCAACTTCATAAGGTCTGATTGTTCACTCCAAAAACTCTTTTCTCATTTCGCGTCCATTTGAATAGTTTACATTGTCGACATATCATAATATTGATTTTGGAACTCCGAATACAGCACTTATTTTTTCGGTTGTCATTTTCCTCTGATTGATAAATTCCATATCACGAGGCGTCAACGAAATCGTTTTGATTTCTTTTACTCCTCATCAAATCAATATTTTATGTGCATTTGTACTACCACGAAACTCTGTCTCAAACTGTTCCTTTGCTATTTTTATCTCATTCTCTGACAAATCGTCATTTAATAATAACATACTATTTGGAATACTCTGATTTTCATATAATGAGTAATTCGTTTTCATTGCCTCTAAGTCTGAAAGTGCGTCGTAAACGATTCAGTGCAATAATCACATTCCATTTACTTCATAGTTTATATCAGGTTCTAACTTAAAGAACGACATTTCGTCAAGTCTATATTTCACTTTTGGCGTTCAAACAACATTTGACGATACAACATATTCTATTATATTTCCATATTGGTCGACATTTTTCGATACCAACCTACTATCTATTACCTGAAATCATTTTACTTCTCATTTCAAATTATACATAGGTATTACGTACAATTCTCCACTCAATAAATAATTTCTAAACAAATCAATTTTAAAACTCAAAAATGTAGGCGTCTTAAAATAGTTATTTATTTCATTTGTAATATTTCAATCGTCTAAAATATCTCATTTCATATCTATCAAATATATTCAATTTCTACTCACTGAATTGGCGATTTTTCTTACTGCTTGTCTTATATCTCAATTCATCTTATACAAATCGTAAAACGTGTTTAGCGATACTGTATACAATCAACTAGCAAATTCAGAAAAAAAACTACTACGTACTCCTCATACGTGTCATAAAAAGTTTTTTTTCTCGATAATTTCAGGCGTTGTTTTTTTGATTGAAATTTCCCTTCAAAAGATTTTCATTGAATCGTGTTTTTAATATAAATTTTATATAGTCATCTTATAATGATTTTTTTATAAAAGCAAGTAAAAAAACAAACAAAAATAAAAAACGCCCTTACGGACGCTTTTTATCTCTATAAACATTATTCAGCACTTCACTCTGTATTCTCTGTTTCATTAGGTACATCTGTCCTTTTTATGCTTATTACAGGTAGTTTTTCACAATCGAATTTACTCAAATCTAAATCAGCCTCGATATTCATTTTTTCAGGTAATTCCATAGGAATATTTCCTTTTTTAACTCATTCAGCGAGTATCTCGATTCGTTTATTATACCACTCAACAGATGTATAAAATTTTTCTTTTAATTGTTGTATGTTTGTTACATACACTTTCATCTGTGTTATTACATTTGCAATATTCTGCAATTGTTCAGGAACATTTACAACGCTTTCGTGGTGTATTGTCTCCTCAACCTTAAAACTAACCTCATCAATAGGAGTGTAAATTTTCTCGTTTTCTGTCATTTCTCAAATATTTTAAATAATAAAAAACTATCTTAATTCAATACTTGGTACGATTGCACTTGGCTTGAATATTACTTTATAATGATTTGCACTTACAACCTGTGCGTCTAATTGTTCGATTATGTACGTTACATTGTCTGACAATCATAAATAGTGCTTTTTATAACCGTCTCAATCTTTACATACGATTGCTATATTTCAATCACTATGGTCGTAACTGTCATTTGCTTGTAAAGAACAATATCATTCTATTTCTAATATATATTCATTTGTAATTCAGTTATAAAACACAACTCTACGTGGAATTTCAAAATAATCAGAGCGTTTACTCAAATTATGTGACGCAATTTCAGCGTCTGTACATCACGATAAACATAAACAAGCAATTACAACTCATAATAATACTAATAGCATTAATACTCTTTTTGCCTCAAATCTCATTTGAATATAGTTAAAATATAAAATTATTTTTTCATAGGTTTATATCCACAATCAATCGAATATTCAGCACGTTTTTTCTCTATGAATTTCCAAAACTCAAATAATGATATTTCAGTAATTGGAGTAATTTCCTCATCAATTTCCTTTCATTCGTGCAAAAATTCTAATACGAGTGTTTCACACGCGAGAATATCCAACGCATAACTCTTTACAGGTTCTCGATTACCTCTTTGTGCTATAGGTTTTTTTGATTTTCTCATTTTATATTGCAGATATAAAAAAGTGTCCTTTTGTCTCGTATAATGAGAAGAGTAAACTGTCACAGTAATCGTCGTGTTCACCATTAGGAAACGCCAATAATTCATCTACAAGTTCCCTTGTTCAATCAGGATAAAAGTACACTAATCAATCCTCAAATAACGTTTGTTTTTCTAATAGTCTCGTAACTTTGTCTCTACTCGTTTTTATCTCACTTACAGCCATTCACATATCTTTAAATATCGTTTTTAACACAGCCTGGTACGCAACCGTTTCCACACATACTCTATCGGCGTGTCGTTTATCGTACAAATTTTTTACAACGCGTCACGCTCTTTTTATGTTTTTTTCGACTCATTCAAGTCCTATACTCTCCAAAACATATCTACGCTCTCTATCAAATCACGTTACTGTTATAGCGAATCTATCGGCTCATTGTTTTTCAGATATTGCAGGGTCTACTCAAATCTGTATCCTGTCAAATCAATAATTAATACAATCGCTATTGTAACGAATCATATCTCTTGTAACAATATGCTGTCACGCAACGTACGGAATTAATAGATAGTTTTGCTCAAACGAGATTTTTCACAATCTTTTACGTTCTGTTTCTAACGATGTATATTTTTTGTTACTTTCGGTTATTCAACGATTCAATTTATCACATTCCTCGTCAGTCTCTACAAATCTATTCCATACAATTTCGTGTTTGTCATTGTATATAGGTTGCCTTATTATTACTCGATTTTTATCGTCTTTGATATGTTCACGGAATCTTGGTACTAATCAATCCTCGTAAATCGTGTTTCATAAGAATACTAATTGACAAGCGTTTGTTGTACCTCATAGTACCTCATTCAACATAAAATCATAATTTTTGTCTATGTGTGTTTTGTATCTTGCACTCGCCATTGTATCGACATCGTCAAATATTAATAAGTCAGGTCTAAATTTTCAATCTGACGCTGTAAAGTTTTTTCATCTCGGACTCGTTCACAATGACATAGCACGTACGTACACTTCATTTTCAGTAATAAACCCTCACGTACTTTTTACCTTTTTATCCTGGTATCTCATAAACGCATTATCACTTCATCAATAGAATAATTGTCAATAATCTTTAACAAGACGTGTTGGTTCAAGATTGTTTCATCAAATCAATCAGTTTACAATGTACGTTGTATTCTCGACAGAGTTTCCAATTGTTCAACTATACCACATTATATTTCTACGTAGTTTATTCGCAACACAATATATTACATAGACCTGTGTAATTGTCGTTTTAGCACATCATCTGAATCATTCGAAAAATACATTTTTTCATTCATCTAACGCATTACAGAAATCTATAATATACTGTGGCGTGTCAAACGTAAAATATTCTGGAAAGTAAAATCTTGCAAATTCGTATAATTTATTCTTTTGCGTAAAATAATATTTCCTTATTCGAGGACTTCAACAGTACATCTGTCTCTCTAACTCTTGTAAGTTGTTTTTCATTCGTACGCTTTTTAAATAAATTATTTTTTCTTCTTTTTATTCTGTTCAATAATGATTTTCTCTACAAGGTCTTTTTCCTCATCAGTTAGTTTATCGTCAATTGGCTCTACGTTGTAATTTCTCGTTACCTGCGTAGGCTCTCCTAACTCTGTCTTTACGAGTTTGATTATCGTATTTACTTCTGATACGTCTATCTTCTCGTTTTCAATGATTTTTCAATCTTTATCCTTTTTACCTTCAAAATCATTCAAACGTTTTGATAGCAACATAAAAGAACGCATTTTCATTCATAAGTATATATCACGTGACAATTCTAATTTTCAAACAGCATTCCTTTTAGCTCTTTCAAGTGCTTTACGTTCCAAATCAGCCATTCGTTCTGATTTTTCAGGTCACCACTTACTTATCTTATTGTACAAAGCAGACTTTTCGCCTCAAAGATTATGTGCTTTCATCCAACCAAGCACCGTATCATACTCGGAATGAAAAAACTCTAATTTCATCTTAACATAATCGTATTTTGTTTTTACCATTTTCGTATTCTTTATAGTTACACAAATAAAACGTATAAAATAGGTATTTGTCAATATAATTGTATACTAATCTACATTTTTTCTTTTGTGCATTTCAACAATATATTCTACTCATTCTTTTATATACTTTTCATATGGTTCAATATCGATTCTCAATTGTTCTTCTGTTAGTGGTGTTCTATTTAATATATTACCAATCATTCGATATTTATATCCTCATACTTTTAGATATGAATACTCTGTACCATATCGTGATTTTTTGTATCCGTGTTCTTCTATATACTTTCAAAATTCATCATACAATTTCCTATCGTCAAATTTTAGATATTCTCTGACAATGTAAAAATGTGGAAATTTTACCATTGTCTTTGCAAATCTATATGGACGATTTAATATCCTTTCAAATTTTGTTTGAATATCTTCCATTACGAATTATTTTTGAAAGTAAAATTTATGATAACATTTTGGACATATTATTTCTATCTGGTGTTGGTCTTCCTTTTTTGTTTCTACTCTATTCGTAAATCATTCAGCAAGTTCGTTTTCAATCTCACGTACAGATTGCTGTGCGTCACTTACTTTTTCTTCCAATCCTGTATTGGCTCAAAATGTT